ATATTTTTCAATACCTAAAGGAGAATTTAGTGGTTTGCGTGACTTTTACCTGGAAGATGTTACAGGTGCAGTTCCAGTATCAGAAGAAGTATCTTCCGCAGTTCCAAGATATTTACCCAACAATATAGTTACTTTAGTTAGTAGTGCTTCAGAAGAAACAATAATAGCTATTAGTAAAGACGAACCAAAGCGTATTTATTTTTATAAATTCTTTTACGAAGAAGATGAAAAATTACAATCTTCTTGGTCGTTTTGGGAAGTTAAAGGAGCTAAAACTGTTCTTGGCGCAACAATTATAGATAGTGATGTATTTTTTGTAATTCAATATACAGACGGAGTTTATCTAGAAAAATGCTCTTTACGTCCAGAGGCAACTGATCTTAATAGTAATCTTGAAATTAAGCTAGACAGAAAAGTAGATGAAACTCAATGTCATGTTAATGTTATCAATCAAGGTGGAGCTGGTGTTCAATCAATAATTTCCTTACCATATCCAACAGCTACTACAGGAATACAAGCTGTTGTAGGTCGAGACGTTAGTGGCAACACAATTCAACATGGTCAAGTACTTAAAGCTAGTTCAGAAACATTAACTGGTGCAACTCAATCTGGATTTAGTGGCAATGGAACTATGACAGTTCTTGGAGACCTAAGTAATGCCAAGTTTTTTGTAGGGGAACTTTACGATATGACGTATGAATTTAGTACTCCTTATCTTAAAGAGCAACCATCAGGAGGCGGTGTTGCTGTTATAGCTGGTCCACGATTACAAATAAGAACCTGGACATTTGTTTTTGACGATACAAGCGCATTTAAAGTAAAAGTTAGCCCAAGAGGTAGATCTTCTTTCACTTACCCTTATAATGGATTTGTAATAGGTCAGAATCCTCCAGCGTTAGGTCAAGCGCCTTTCTTAACAGGTAAATTCAAAGTGCCAGTTATGGCTCAAAATAACGACACAAAAGTTGAAATTTTGAGTGATAGCCCACTACCTTGTCGTATTCAATCAGCAGAATGGGAAGGATGGTTGCACAGCAGAGCAAGACGAATATAGGTAAATTTCATTGGAGAAAGTCAACTCCCAATGAT